CCCTTAAAGAGGAGTGCCTAGTACTTCAGCACTCGTCCACTAGCAACTCCTTCCCAGGAGCTGCTAGGCGTGTGGGACGCAACTCCATCTCACACGTGTTCGCGTCGTTCGACGCAAAGCGAGCGGACATGCGGATGATGATCCCCGCAGAACCGCGATGTACTCCACAAGTTTCCGACTATCGTGTCGGAACTCGTCCCTCACAGCGTTGTCGATTACCTCGCGGTATCTCCAACGATGCTCATGACGAGACCACAACTTGTGGCTGCATCCCATGAATATATCGTGGGGTACGGTGAAAGCCGAGTCTGGGGACCCCTCGTGTGGGCGCATAAAGCGCACATCGAGAGGCACCCCCTGACGGAGCTGGTTCCGTGCCTCGTTCCAAAAGACCTCCTTGATAGGGGATCCCAGGGACGAGTTATGCAGAACGAAGAACGATCTCAACAATTCGAGTCGCTCATCGAGGTACACCGGACGAACATCCTCGCCTCCAAAGTAGTCCTTGCCACACGACTCCCGAAACGGACCGAACAAAAAGGTCTTATCAGGATTCGCTTTGAACCCGTAGTACTTTAGTAACTCAAGCACCACGAGCGCAACGCTCTGTCTGCATATGATGTCGTCACCGTAAACTCGGTAGTCAACCGGATTCTTGGTGATGATGCATGCGGCGTGTGTGAGGGCAGCAAAAATCGCTGTCTCTAAAGGAAAACAAAAGCCATTCCCCATGCTCGTGAATTTGTTGTACGGCTTGACTTTGCCGTATAATTCATAGGCTGGTGACCTGATTTGACTTAGGAAGTCAAACCAGGCAGGCGGCAGGACGTGTCTAACAACCTCTGTGCTCACTGAGTCAGAGGCGCTGGACAAATCTATGGTAACGTAGGGGTTGAACCCCTCATTACTTCCCTCGAGAGCCATCGCAGAGTTCCGCGACTGGTCACGGAGATCGAGGTTCACGCGTGTGCGCCGGTAAAGGCGTTGGCGCATGAACTTGTCGACCCCCTTCTGGAGGTAGCCGTTTAGAAGTGGCTCGATCGCTATGGTCCAGAAGGACTTAGCGGTCTTGGGAACAAATGTAATGTTATTGTGGTCCACCAGTACGCAACGATCCCGGATAGACGCCACGAATGCAGCGTCATCTAGGCAAACAATAGAGCCGCCCTCCGATTTCTTGGAGAGCAGCTCCTGCACATGAAAATTGCTTCTCATGGCATTAATTGCGTACGGTAAAGCTGTAGGCGTCACGGACCAACGTTCGGACAATAACTTCCGTCCTATGTTGGTAGCGTTACCGTGAACTCCTACGGAAGCTCCGGACCAAAGTCGCACAAGTCGTAGATTGTCGGCAAGTTTGGTTCAGCACCAAAAGTGCGTTTCATC